GAAATTGGGTTTCTTCCTGGCGATCATGAAGATAAGTCCTATCTTTATCAAGTCCCTTACAAAAATATGGTAAGGTATATGTTCAGTATGCCAGATGATAATTCATTTGAAATGCTGTACGATAATCTACGAGCACAAGACACAATAGATTTTTGGTCTACTTCTTTTATCAGGGGTGTTACTCTTGATAATGCTATCATTATAGTAGATGAATTTAGTAATTTAAATTTCCATGAGTTAGATTCTATGATCACTCGCATAGGTGAGGACTCTAAACTTATGTTCTGTGGTGATATTACACAGACAGATCTTACACGTGAAAAAGAAACCTCTGGTATTTCTGATTTCATTTCCATTCTACAGGGCATGAAACAGTTTACTTGTATAGAATTTGGTTTAGATGATATCGTTAGGTCTGGTCTTGTTAAAGAATATCTTATCGCTAAGTATACACATTTCGGTACAACTCCTGCAGGTATGTCTTGACATATGTGTAGGTCTTTGTTATGATGTATACTGGAAAGCAAAATTTTAATGTTTGAGTTTGTTAATATCAATCTTAAAGATCCTGAAGTCGATCCCATAAACAAGGATGGAGTTCGGTATTACCCTATTCCTGGTGCGGATAAATACTATCCGAGTGTTACCTCAATCACATCGTTCCAGAACGCAAAGTTCTTCCAAGATTGGAGAACAAAAGTAGGTGAAGATGAGGCTAATCGAATTACTGCTAGGGCAACACAAAGAGGAACTACATTTCATAGTATTGCTGAAGATTATATCAAAGGTGACTTGAACTTAGACAAGTACTTGGAAAACAATCCATTACCTGTTAGGATGTTCCAGACAGCTAAGAATACTCTCAATCGTATTAACAATATTCATTGTTTAGAGACTTTCCTATACTCCCATTATCTTGGACTTGCTGGTCGAGTAGACTGTATTGCTGAGTTCGATGGTGAGTTGGCAGTAATCGATTTTAAAACCTCTACTAAAGAAAAGAAGGAAGATTGGATTGAACATTACTTTGTTCAAGAAACTGCATACGCAGCGATGTTCCTTGAACGTTCAGGTATTGAGGTAAAGAAAATTGTCACACTTATCGCAGTTGAAGATGGGTCTGTACAAGTGTTTCAGAAATACAATCTTGATGACTATCTACAATTACTTAAAACCTATATCGAAGAATTTGTTAGGGGAAGACATGCCTAAAGAAAATCTTGAGGATAAATTTTTAACTCCCACCAAGTTCTCTGCTGAAATTGAACGATTGGTACAGAAGAGTGAAGGACTTATCACTTACATAGAAGCAGTAGTTACATACTGCCAAGAGAATGAAATTGAATTGGAAACTGTTCCTAAATTAATTTCTAAACCATTAAAGGAACGACTAAAGTATGAAGCTCAACGTCTTAATTACATGAAGCAATCATCTAAAGGAGTCTTACCTTTATGACCCAGAATACATTTTTTAAATCGGATCAAGTTCAACAAAATCTCCATGATATATTTCAAACATATCAGGAGATTGCAGCAGTAACATCTATGCTTCCTAAGATGAATAAGGAAGAAAAGATACAGCATATTGATAAGTGTAAGATGCTTATTGATAAACAGAAAACATTTTATGGTAGACTATCTCTTGCTTCAGCAGAAGATCCTGAAGCAGCAGATATGAAGAGCAGAGTAAATGCTTTGTCTCAGGCATTCGGATATCAGTCCTTGTTAGACTGCATGAATGCTATGATTGTAACCCTTGACAAAGCAGCAGAGAAGGAGCTTGACTCCTTATAAATAGTATGCTACGATTACACAGTAGCAATTCATACACTCAATACGGAGAATACGATTATGTCTTTTGCAACATTAAAGAAGGCTGCTAAAGCAGGTAACACCTTCGCCAAACTCACGCAAGAGATCGAGAAAATAAATCAACCTCAGACTGGAGGAGGTGCTGATGAGCGTCTCTGGAAACCTGAGTTAGATAAGACAGGAAATGGATACGCAGTTATTCGATTCCTTCCTGCCCCAGATCAAGAAGAAATGCCTTGGGCAAAGATCTGGTCACACTCTTTCAAAGGACCTGGCGGTCAATGGTACATCGAGAACTCTCTTACTACTATTGGTAAGGACGATCCCGTTGGAGAATTGAACAGAGAACTATGGAATAGTGGTCGTGAGCAGGATAAAGCAACTGCTAGAGTACAGAAGCGTAAGCTTTCTTATTACTCTAACATATATGTTGTGCAAGATCCAGCACATCCAGAGAATGAAGGTAAGGTATTCCTTTACAAGTATGGTAAGAAAATCTTTGACAAACTAGTCGAAGCTATGCAACCTGCTTTTAAAGACGAGACACCATTAGATCCTTTCAATCTATGGCAAGGTGCAGATTTTAAAGTTAAGATTAGAAAGGTAGACGGATATTGGAACTATGATAAGTCAGAGTTCGCAGCACCTGGTACTCTAGGTGGTTATGATGATGCTACTTTGGAGAATATCTGGAAGCAATCTTATTCACTTGCTGAGTTTGAAGATTCTAAAAACTTTAAGTCCTATGAGGATTTGAAGAAGCGTTTAGATCTTGTTCTAGGTAAGTCTTCATCACGTCCAGCACCAAGAGTTGTTGATGAGAGTGAGGAAGAAGTTACTCCACAGAATTGGGGTAAGGAAGTTTCTGAGTTCAGAGAGAAAGCAGTCGCTGCTTCTCCTGCAAATTCAGAAGAAGATACGTTATCATACTTTGCATCTTTAGCAGAGGAGGACTGATAATAAAGTGGCACAAAGGGGGATTTATTCCCCTTTTGCTATGCTATAATATACATATAAACAAAAGGGTATTATGAAACTTGCACCTTTGTTACTACTTCCTCTTTTGACTTCTCCAGTTATGGCAGAGAGTATTGGAGATCGTAGTAATCGTCTAGCATATCAAGATGCTCAACAGTATAACTGGAATCCAGAACCAGAATATACCCCCAGAAGAAACAACTGGTTCACTAAAACATACCATCAGGAAGAAAGATATAGAAGAAATAATCACTGGTGGCAAAAGCATTTAGCAACTAACGAATATCAACCAGGTTATTCTTCATCTAGTACTTGTACAAGACAAGAGTACAGAGAAGAATATATTCCTGGTACTGCAAACAATCCAGGTTATGTTAAGACATGGCATGATACTATTGAAGTTCCATGTAATAGACCTGCTAGAACAACTGTAATACGTGAGAGAACACCTTCACCTGATGGGAATGAGTGTCAGGAAGGAGCAATCCTTGGTGGTATCTTAGGTGGTGGAGCAGGTGCTGCATTATCAAGAGGTGATGGACGTTGGTGGGCAATTCCTTTAGGAGTAGTTACAGGTAGTGTCATAGGATGTGACATTGATGGGGGGTAATTATGAGCCCAGACAGACATGATATCCCAATAATAGGAGATTTTTATACTAAGAAAGAAGTTGATGCTATGATTGCTGCTGCTCTTGATGAAGCACGTGCGATAGATGAAGCTTCTATGGCAGAACATAACTTTAAAGCAACCATTATTAGTATGGTACTTGGGTTTGTTTGTCTTGCTTTATTTCTTGATGGTACATTAAGATTATTGGGAATCATACCACCGTTTATGGATATAGATATAAGTATAGTAGATAAGATAGCAGAGAAGGTAGAGTCAGAAGTACTTCCATTATTAAAGCAAGCAAAAGGTTATATACCACGAATATGAACCCCATTACAGATATGATTTTCACAATAATTTGGTTCGGTCTATTAGTGTGGGCTATTAGGTCGATGGCAAGGGGGTGGAGTATGATAATGCAACCAAGAAGTAATGAGGTGAGGATGGATATAAAGACAAGGCAAGTAACAAAAGTACCTCATCCAGAGATGGTAGATGTTGAACAGGGTGATGAGTTGTTAGTTGTAAATTTTACACCTGATGATGAGTTTAATAAGAGGGTAAAAGAATCTGATAGTTTTCTTCAACAATCTTTGGAGAATAGAATTACTGAATTAAACGATTCAGATGATGATGACGATGGTGATGTACCTGCTGTTGTAAGAAGATGAGAACTCAACGTAAAGAAAATTACTACTATGTTTTTTGGACTGTAGCGATGGTTGCTTTTATAGTACCACAAGTCTTTACTGCCTATGCATACATGAGTATTAAAGACCTTCTTGACAAACCTATTAAGGTTGAATTTGTTAAGGAAACCGAAAGATATTCTAAAGAAACCCCCCTTTTATAAGGGTTTCGTTATAAAATAATGTGTAGGATTCAACACAATACACATGTCAGGAGACAATTTACACGGAAATCAACCAATTAAATTCTATTCTGCCGAAGGCAAACGTCGCCATGCAAAAGTACTTGCATCACATGCAATGAATGAAATCAAAGAAGCAAGGTGGCACAACACTAATTATATAATAGAGATTGAAAGTATGTTTGTTAACTCAAGGTACAGGACAGGTAGTCCCATGCAAGAGTAAGGGGGGGGGTCATATATAATTCGACTTTTAATTCCCAGGAAACCG